CAAAGACTCCTAACGTGCCACAAATAGCTGTTACAGTACAAAATATGTATAATCAGTACAAACAGGCTATGGGCATAGAACCAAAACTTATGTCAGGTAAAGCATCAAATACGCCTTCAATAAAAACCTTTAAGTCAAATGCAGAAGTAGTCGCTGCAATGAGTGACCCTAGATATAAAAAAGATATAGCTTATCAACATGAAGTACAAAGAAGATTAGATCAAAGTAATGTTTTTGGTATATCTGACTAATGCCTAAAAAAAAATCTGTTTCACTTAGAAAAGAACATAAAAGTAAAACAGGTGGCCTTACTAAAAAAGGGCGTGAAAAAGTTAATAGAGAAACAGGTAGTAAATTAAAAGCACCAGTAACAGGAAAAGTTAAACGTGGTAGCAAAGCAGCTAAAAGACGTAAATCATTTTGTGCCAGAATGAAAGGCGTTAAAGGTGCTACAAGTAAAGGTGGTAAATTAACTAGAAAAGGTTTAGCTCTTAAAAAATGGAAGTGTAATTAACCATCAAAATTTATTGCTGTTTTTGCTGCTGCCAATTCATCAGCTTTAGTAATTTTAGTTAAAGTAACTGTACTATTTACCATTTTTGTAGAATCAAAATCTTTAGGATCAGCTATTAAATATTCATCAGTAGGAATTAAATAAGTCATATCACCACCTGTATTAGCAAGACCTCTACCCCAAGATTCTGTTTTACCTGTATATTCAATCTTATAAATATCTGTCATTACCTTATGGTAATTTTCAATAATTTTTCCTTTTGCCATAATTAATAACCTCCAAATGATAAATGTGGTTTATGGAAACCAGCAACTTGTCCCCTTAAACTAGCTGATTGTGAATTTGAATTGTAGCCACCTGTATAGAAGTTACCGCCTTTTGTAATTAGTTGCCAACCTCGTTGATCATTATTTGATCCTGTCCAACAGAAACCGTTAGGTTTTAACTGTTCTGGCTGATGGAACATTGGTACAAATGACGAGACATGAGTTTGTGTACTTAACATATCATCAGCACCATCATCTTCAAAGTCATACATTACAGGTATTGTCATGCTACCTGCCATAAACATATTTCCAAATTCATCAAGCATACATACTTTTGTACTGGTTTCATCACTATATTGAGCAGGTATAATATCTACAATTTTACCCAATGGAAACTTTTGATAATTAGCACCACCTACTTGTGTTATTGAACTCCAAGTCATATCTGTTCCTTCATTTGGTCTGTTGTTATTACCACTACTAGATTCGTAATCTCCAAAATCTCTAAACTTAATTTCAGCACCAAACCAATTTCCTTGAGCAGAAGCATTTGCACCTGATGTTGTTGATGTATTAGTACCTTGTTGACCAGTACTATTAAATCCAGTTGCATATATTTTTTGAGGTAAGCCAGTAGTTCCACCATCAGTTATTAACCATATTGTTGAGTTTTCAGTATTACTACACGCTACATAAACTACTTTTTGATTATCAGAGTTCCATAAAGTACTTGAGTTTGTAAGCAATGTTGGTGTAGTGACGTTATTAGTTTCACTTGTTTGATATACACCAGAGCTAACTCCATATCCTTCTTGATAACCTGCATAATATATTTTGCCTTCATCTGTTAAAAACCATGTTGAACCATTATCATCATCACCTTGATTACATACAACATGAACTATTTTTTTGTTTTGTATAGGTGAACCTGCTACTGCTGTTATTTCAACAGGTGTTGTTTGTTGTGTTGTATTTCCTATACCTAAATTACCATGTGCATTTCTTCCAGTACCCCATAACTTACCTGATTCAGTAATAAAGAAAGCTGAATTAAATTGATAACCTGTACCAGTTATATAAATAATTTTTTCATTATTAAATGTACTTGCTGCATATTTTTTGGCGAAGTAATTAGCAGTTGTAGAACCATCACCTAATTGACCATAACCATTGTAACCAAATCTATATACGTTTCCTTCTGTATCTAAGAACATTTGGAAACCATTAAAGTCATAAGTTGTTGAGTCACCAGTATGTCCAACAGAAGCAAATACTTGTGTAATTTTAGGTATATTTGCACCTGTTAATTGTGTATTTGATTCATCATAAAAAGTCATTGGTGCAACAACATAATTTTTATTGTTTGTAGTACCATCACCTTTTCCTCCATCACCACCAAAACCAGAGAACATACAAATACCGTTTTCTAGTAAGTGATACCCTTTAGCAACACCTTTATGTATCTGTATAACTTTTGGTTTAGTTACGTTAGTGCTGCCATCAGCGTTTCTATAACCTAAATCATTACCATTTAAATCAGTTAAAAATTTAGCATAAGTTGGATCGCCAGCTAAACATTTCTTCCACCATAAGGGCATACGATATTGTGACATCAATGCGTTTGCTCCTGTATTATTGGGATTTATACCATATCCAGCACCACCACCGTATGTATAACCATTAGTACTATTATGATAAGCGTTACCCCATTGAAAATAATTACCTCCTTCTGTAATAACTCCACCTTGTCTATAGCCTTGCATAACATGACCATATTTATATCCTCTACCACTATTTTTTAGATATGCAGGTAATGGAAGAATAGACTCTGTATATACGTTGCGATCTTGATTAGGGAAGTTATGTTTTGGAGGTACTATATTTGCGTTTAATGGTGCTACTACATTGTCATATCCTTCAGTTGAACCGCCTTTCCAGACAGCACTAAATGACATATTTTTAACAGTAATAGTAATTATGTCTGATTGGTTTGCTTCATCACGAATAACAACTGTATTTGGTGTAGATGCTGAAGGACTAAACTTTATACTTCCACCATTAGTAATA